TAAAAGGAATATAACATGGCAAAGGCTAAAAAGAAAGGACACATCATAATGAAGATATATGATGATTACAGTGCAAAATTTGAGATAGATGGTGATGACAATTGGTTAGCAGCAGGTATTGCTGGTGGGTTAGAAGATGATAGGTTTTCAACTATTGTTGTAGCAGGTTGTGAAGCATTATTAGTAGCACGTGCTGAGCAAAAAGAAAAGAAAGCAAAAAAGAAAGCAGTTAAGAAATGAATGTAATAGTTTACGATATAGAAACACTGAAAGAATACTTCTTGGTTGTTTGTCTCATTCCAGGGGAACCATACAGAGCATTTAAGTTGAACAGTGAACAGAATGACTTAGATGCATTTGTTAGATTCACAGAACAACATCAAGACTATTATTGGGTGGGTTATAACAATCTACGCTTTGACAGTCAAGTTGTTGAATGGATCCTTAGGAACCACGAACATTGGTATGATTTGAGCAATCTAGAAATAACATCTAGAATAGCACAGAAAGCTGCTGATGTTATTCATGATGCTAATTATGATGTGTTTCCTGAATATCGTGAATCAGACTTAGCTCTCAAACAAATAGATCTGTTCAAGATACATCACTTTGATAATAAGAACAGGCGTGTTAGTTTGAAGAGATTAGAATTTGAAATGGATCTTGAGAACATTGAAGAGATGCCTATTCATCATTCTAAGGAAGGAATGACACACGAGGATATTGTAACCACAACAGAATATTGTTTTAATGATGTCTGGGCTACATATCAGTTCTATCTTGTCACTATTGGTCAGACAGACCATCCTTTGTATAGAGGAAATAACCAAATAGACCTGAGACTAGATATTGAATCAGAGTTTGGTATTCCATGTCTTAACTATTCAGATAGCAAGATTGGTGATGAGATGATCAAGAAGTATTATTGTGAAGAAAAGAGAATTGATTACAAAGAACTTCCCAAAAAGGGAACATTTAGAAAGAATATAGCTGTAAAAAGCTGTGTTGCTAGTTATGTTACATTCCAGACACCTGAGTTGCAAGAGTTCCTTAAGAAGATTAAGAAGATGTCTCTTGGTATCCAGGATGACTTTAAAGAGGAAATACATTTCTATGATAATGTATATTCATTCATGAAGGGCGGATTACACACAGAGAACAAACCTGAGGTGTTTGAGGCTGATGATGAATATGAGATTATTGATTGGGATGTCAGCTCTTATTATCCTGCTATTATTATTAACAATGGTCGTTATCCTGCACATTTGGGTAAACAGTTTCTTTCTGGATATAGAAAGATGTTTGAAAAGCGTCTTGAGCTCAAACCACTAGCAAAGACTGACAAGAAGATTAAGGGCATCGTTGGTGCTCTAAAGCTTGCAGTAAATAGTGTTTATGGTAAGAGTTCAGACATGCAGAACTGGATATATGATAGGCAATTAACTATGTTCACCACTATTACAGGTGAGCTTAGCTTGATGATGCTTATTGAGGCATATGAACTTCAGGGTATACATGTAATATCAGCTAATACAGATGGTGTTACAATCAGAATCAAGAAAGATAAGCTTGAGACAATGCACACAATTAATGAGTGGTGGATGAATCTCACAGCTTATGAGCTCGAACGCACTGATTACAAGAAGATTATATTCTCAACAGTAAATGACTATCTAGCAATTAAAACAGATGGAGAAGTTAAAAAGAAAGGGGATTTCCTCACAGATTTTGAATTACATAAGAACAAATCAGCCAGGATTGTACCATTGGCTCTCGAACAATATTATGTTCATAATATACCTATTGAGCGTACTATTGTCAATCATAGCAATATCTTTGACTTCTGTCTCAGACAAAAAGCAAGCAAAGACTTCCATTATGAAGGATGGAACAGAGCTAAAGGAGAGAAAACAGTCTATAATAAACTGATTAGGTATTATGTATCCAACACAGGAGAGAAGCTGCTCAAGGTGAAGAATGATGATAGTGATAGTGGTGCAGCAGATGTTTCTCAAGTGGAGGCTGGTGAATGGGTGTGCACAGTGTGTAACCATCTACCAAAGAACACAGCTGTTGATACAGCAGGAATCAATTATGATTATTACATAGAGCGTGCTAACAGATTGATCTATAAGATACAATCTGGTGGTAAGAAGCGCAAGATTGTAGTGGATCCTAACCAATTAAGTTTATTCTAATGGAAAAGGTTACAAGAGACAACATAACAAACCATCTTAATGATTTCCAATTAAAAATGGTTGGTAAGACAAGAGATGATGTTAAAGATGATCCAGAGTGGTATCATAATAACACGTTCACTCGTGAACAACTTGCAGATTTTAATGTATATGCCCTACCACTAATCAAGAAAGTGTTTAAATGTAACACAAACAAAGCTAAAGCGATTCTTGGTGAGTTTAACTTGTACTATGGGCTTCGTGTAGTTCCTACGGAGGAAGAAAGAAAAGACGTTATTAGTAAATTAAGACTGGATGCTAATCCAGATATGTTTGACCGTTAAAATCAATTATTTATGGGATCACAATCATTTACCACCTATTCAAGAGGGAAGAGTGTTAACGATGCGTATAATAAAGCTGTAGAAAGAGCTGAAGAAGCATATGGACATCAAGAAGGATATAGTGGACAGATTAATAGCTCTGCAGGTTATAGAGATGTAACAAAAGAATGGAAAGCTAGTAAGTTATCAATGGAAGCTTACATGGACAGAGAGCTTGATAGGCTTACTAAGCACCAGGGAGCTCAGGCTATTTGCATAGAAGAACCAATAGAAAACAAAAACAAGACTAAGAGCCAAGTGGAGCATGTTGTAACGCCTGGTACAAAGAGATGGGTGCTTACATACATTGTCTATCGTGGTGAATCTAGAATAGCTAGTGCTGTTACAAAGGGAGATGCTGTAAAACGTGCTCGTGAGTATTCTGAGAAGAACCAATGCACCACCACTGTTAAGATGGAAAGAAGGCTTGACAAAGATGCACATGCTCTTGTAGCTAAGGTGACATACAAGCCATCATCCACTGAAAGAGAGGGTAGATGGGTATTCTTTGGTTGGGCTTCTTGTTAATAAAATTTAAAGCTATGAATGAAGATTTTGAAAGGGACTTTCTGAAAGATTCAGTATATTTGCAAGAGAGAGCATTTGAATTGGAACAGGAGGCTAAATTCCTGTTGGAAGATATTAGAGAGGCTGCTAAGATTTTTGTAGTGAAGAAGAAAACCCCAGAACATGAACCTGACATTCTCCCATTTTGAGGAAATACTTAAGAAAGGTTACAATCTTGACATTGTATTCCTGCTCACACTAGTTGATGAGCAAGAATGTGACATAAAAGAATTGTGCTGTGAAAACCCTAAGTTATCCCTACTCTATCAAACTCTTATTAGGAAAGGTTTAGTCACTGAAGAGTGTAAACTTACATTAGAAGGGAAGTCTCTTATAGACTTCCTTTCTAGTCCTATAGAATCAAAGATAGATAAGAAGAAGCCTGTTCCTGATGATTTTGAATTGTGGTGGAAAGCCTATCCAGGCACTGATACATTCACACATCATGGTAAAACATTCAAGGGTACACGTGCTATGAGGGTTAGAAAGGATGAGTGTAAGCTTAAATTTAACAAAATACTAGGAGAAGGAGAATACACTGTACATGAACTTATTCAGGCGTTAGAGCTTGAGGTTAATCAAAAGAAGGAAAACTCTGTAAAGAGTGTATCAAATAGGATGACATTCATGCAAAACAGTCTCACCTATTTGAATCAAAGAACATTTGAGGTGTTTATCGAATTGATTAAACAAGGACATGTTGCAGAAGAATCTCACGGTCCTATTAAAGATGTAGACATATGAGTTTTGAATTACTAAAAGCAGAAGTACAAGCTGGTTTGGATGGCAGAAACAATGGTATTCCTATGGGATTTGACAGATTGAACAGATACATAGGTATTAGGAAGAGCATGTATTTTCTTATCGGTGGTCTCACTGGTAGTGGTAAAACAAGCTTCATTGATGATGCATTTGTTCTAAATCCTTTTGATTGGTACATTGGTCAACAGCAACCAGGTATTAAGTTACGTATTATATATCGTTCTATGGAGCGATCTAGAACCTATAAAATGGCTAAATGGGTGAGCAGAAAGATGTTCCTAGATGAAGGAGTGTTGATACCTGTTGCTAAGCTATTAGGTTGGACAGAGAAAATGACAAGTGATGAGCATGACCTATTCCTTATGTATGAAGACTATCTAGAGCGTATGGAAGATGTAATTACAATTATAGATGGTCCAGAGAATGCTGTAGGTGTTGCTAAAGAATTAAAGGCGCATGCTTTGAAAAATGGACGCATTGAACAGATTGATGAGTATAATAAGCGCTAC